CAACGCGTGGCTACGTGGGGCTTGGTCCGGTCGGTTAGGGCGGGGCAAGGTGCGTCCTGGTTTGACACGGCAAGGCAAGGAATCGTTATTATGATTTCAACATGTGGCGAGGCAAGACTGGTTACGGCGCGGTAGCGTGTGGCGAGATGTGATAAGGCGAGTTGAGGCAGGGCTAAATGAGTTTCGTTAAAACTTACGGATTTCCAAGGTCGGGCAGTCACTTACTAATGACGCTAATCGGCGCCAACTTCTACCCGTCTACCGACCTAACCAGTCCGGGCGGTCAAGTCGGCCACTGGGCAGACCGCGTGACCGTGCCGCCCGTCGAGTACGGCCAACTGGCAGGGCATCACGGGCCGCCAAGCTGGGGCTACGACAAGAACGCCAGCGTGTATATCTATCGTGACGGGCGCGCCGTCGCCGCGAGTCTCTACCGCTCACCACACTTCAAGCACCCGGCGAACGCTGCCACGTTCAGCGAATTCATACGCCAGCCGCTTGACTGGCAGTGGACGGTCGGCAACAAGTGGCCGAACACGAGCAACGTGATAGACCACTGGCGCGAGCATTTGAGCGTGTGGAAGCGCACCGACGTGCTGGCCGTGCGCTACGAAGACCTGGCGCGCTACCCGGCGACGCAGATCTCACGTATGTTATACGTGTACAAGCTGGACCGCCCCGACGAATGGACGCTACCCGACAAGCTAGTCGGCTGGTTCCCGTCCGGCGGCAAGCGCGACGGCTGGCGTGAGCTGTGGAACGATGACGATGAGGCGTGGTTTTACGAGCGTGTGCCGCGTGAGTTTTATGGTGTGATGGAGGCACCGTTCTAGCCGATGTGCATGGAGAGTGTGGAATGACGATGAACCCCAATGCTGTAAAAGTTACGACAAGAAAGTGGATGCGGGATTATCCAGTGCGCCGATGGGTGGCTATTAAGCTGATATGGTTGGCTGCTGTGGTGCTGGGATTCGCGCTTGAAGTGGAAGAGAAGTGATTGCGCACCAGTGAGCATAAAGATTGACGGACCCGTAACCCTAACACCGGCAGACGAACCCGAACCGGAAGCGGGGACGGGTAACGAGGCGGTGTGGGTGTTCGTCGCGATGCTGGTCGTGATTGGGTTGCTGCTGAGGTTTTGGTGAGCCGCTATGGATGAAGGCAAAACGAGCAGCCTAGAAGATTTACGCCGTGAATTGCGGAAGGATTGGCGTCATCGGTTCTGGTATGCCGTTTATACGCCGCGATTCTGGCTGGAGAACCAATACATAAAACACCGTAAGTGGCTAGAGCGTCATTTTGTAGGGCGCTTGTTCATCTATGTTATCTGGCGCTGGAATGATGATGTTTATTGCCCGTTCTGTGGCGCGTGCGGTGAAGATGGGTGTTGCCCAGCAGAACGATGTGACGGCGGCGCGTTTTGTCCATACAAGACAGACTACGAAGAGCAATTGAGTGAGTGAGATGACAACTGAACTCGCGATAGCCGTCGGCGTAGGAATCACGGCGCTGTTTGTTCTCGGCGTGCCGTTCTACGCGACCGGACTAGCAGCGGGGATAACAATGAGAGTGGCGGGACCGTTGGTGTACTGGATATGGGCTAACCTCTGTGCGGGATATGACAAGGGGCTGGGCGATGTGGATAAGAGACGTTCGTAACCGATACAACTCGATAATGACTCAGCGTGCGATGGTAGCACAGCGCGCGATTAGCCACCGGCCGGACCTGGCGGGGCGTGTGCATATATACCGTGGTGGCGCTGATGAGATTCAAGCGGTGGCGCTGAACGACTACACCGACTATGCTGACGTTCACGCGCAACACGTGTGGTTCCGTAAAGGCGTCAAGGTGATTAGTGATAATCTGTCACCGCTGCCGGTGCGCGTCGTGGACGCAGACGGCGAGCCGAAAGACAATCACCCGGTATCACAACTCCTGACCCACTGCAACGACCAGCACGGTCCGGCGCAGTTGTGGGCGTCGTGGGTCGCGCACATGGTTATCGGTGGTGAGTCGTTCGTCGAGATCCTATCGAGCGTAGGCGGCAAGCCGTTGCAACTGTGGGCCAGGCGTCCTGACCAAATCGCCATCGTGCCGGACGCCAGCCGGCCGACGTATCCCAACCCGCTTGGCTACAAATGGATTGACAGCGAAGATGACGGGATGGAGTGGGACGCCGCCGACATGATGCACTGGAAGTTCGACAACCCGGTGAACGTCTGGCGCGGGCTATCACTCATCGGCGCCGTCCGTGCTGGACTGACCATCGACATATTCGCGCAGGCGTGGTCAAAGAAGTTTCTGCAGAGCGGTGGCAATCCCGACTGGGCCTTGATTGCACCGCAGGGCGTGACGGTGACAGAGCGCGAATTTTACGAGCGCATCATAGAGCAGAAGTGGCTGGGTAGTGAGAACTGGCATAAGCCTATCGTGTTGGAAGACGGAATCACCGACATCAAGCCGCTATCGTTCCCGCCAAAGGACATACAATGGCTGGAGCAGCGTAAGAACGCCAGAGAAGAGATTGGTGGCATCCTGGGCGTGCCCGACGTGCTATTGGGATTCGGACCCGAATCATACGACACGGAGCAGAAGCGGACGGGCGCATTACGCACGCTCTGGACGCTGACGCTGGTGCCATTGGTGGATCTGCGTGACGACCAGATGACATCGTTCTTCACGCGCCGCCGGCCGATGCTGGGGCCAGGCGAGCGCATCCAGACGGACCTGAGCAGCGTCGGTGTGCTGCAAGAGGACATCGCGCCAAAGGTCGACACGGCGGTCAAGCTGTGGTCGATGGGCGTGCCGTTCAATCTGATAGAAGAGCGACTTGGCCTAGACATTGGCGAGATTGAATCGGGCGACGTGGGCTACATGCAGATGGGGTTGATTGAGGCGGGGACAGAACGCCCGATGTTCGCACCGCCATCGTTCGCACCCGCTGGCGAAACTGACGACGAAGAGCGCGCGCTGCTGCCACTGATTGTCAAGGATGACGCGCCAACGACCAAGGCGCCGCCGTATGACAGCGTGGAACACCGGGCGTATATGAAACGCCGCGACGCTATCGTGCTGCCATACGAAGAGCAGATGATGCGCACGCTGCTCAAGTTCTTCCAGGCGCAGCAGAACCAGATAGGCCGCAGATTCCGCGACGCGCAGCCGAAGCAGGACGCCGCCGCATTCCCGCCGCTTGAGTCGCTATTCGACAGCGAGGAAGAGCTAGAGCGTTACAAGGAGCTGATTCGTCCGCTGGTCGAAGCGATGTTCAACGTCAGCGGCACCGACGCGCTAACGCTGGTGCTGGGCCAGGACGGTCCGCAGTTCAACATGCGCCGCGTGGACGTGCGGCAGGCGATTGAGTACATCTTGGAGCTAGACGCGCAGCGGGTGAATGAGACGACGTTCAGAGAAGTCACTGAGGTGTTCCAAGAGGCCAGCGACGAAGGGCTATCGGTGCCGAACACAATGGACCGGATTAGTAGTTATTTCACCGACCGCAAGCAGCCGTACCAGCTAGAGCGGATAGCCAGGACCACGATGATTAGCGCGAACAACGCGGCGAGTATGGCGGCCTATGACCAGAGCGGCGTGGTGAAGTCAACCGAATGGTTAACCAGCATCGATGGGCGCCAGCGTGACGACCACGAGACAGCGCACGGTCAGGAGCGACCACTAGGCCGCGCGTTTGAGGTTGGCGGCGAACTGGTGCGATTCCCCGGCGACCCGTGGGCGTCGGCTGCGCAGAGAATAAATTGCCGCTGTTCCACAATCCCGATCACCTACTCGAACGAAGAACTAGCCGGTATTTGACACACCCGTTCTAAATATGGTATACTATGGACACTAACCGAACGGATGAGCTAAATCAAGATGATAACGAACTGCGCGAGTTTTTGATGGTTGTGCGTCGCGCTTTGCTGTTGGTCGTTCGGTGGATTGAGAAGAGGTATGGTGTCAGAACAGGTTAAGATTGATACCAAAAGCAAACACAAGGATATTCGCAAAGATGAAATATTGCGACGGTATCAAGACGACAGGATGCGTCTACAAAAAGAGTTGCACGACGAATTGAAGGCGCTGCATGACGAGTACGGCAAGGACAAGTGCCCTAACTGCGGCGAACCTCCGACAAGCGCAAACGAAGAGAACCGCGAGGCGTATTGTGAGCCTTGCGACAGGAATATCTTTTGGTAAGTTGACCTAATAACCGCATAACAGAACGCCCGCGCTGAGGCGCCACCGTTCGACAATTACCCGGCCACCCCAAGCGGCCCGCTGGAATAGAAACCAGCGGGCCGCTTTTTGCGTTTCCCGCCCCGGAGTGGCCGATGAACAAACAATTCCTAACCGGACAGGTTAAGCAACTAGACATCGAATCACGCTCGCTCACGGCCTACGCCTCAACAGAAGATTGGGACCGCGACGGGGAAGTAATTCTTGCGAGTGCGTGGGAAGGTTCGCTTGACACGTTCCGCGCTAACGCTGTTCTCCTGTGGGCGCACGATTATCGCATCCCTCCGGTGGGGAAAGTGACAGACATTCGCACCGATAGCAAGGGGCTGCGCTTTACCGCCGAGTTTGCCAAGACAGAATTTGGCGAAGAAATCTGGAGCCTCTACCGCGACGAATTCCTGAGCGCGTTTAGCGTGGGCTTCCAGCCGGAAGAGTGGGACGATTTAGACGACGGAGACAAGGCTGCGAGCGGGAGAATTTACACCCGCACCAGTCTCATGGAGATAAGCTGCGTACCAGTTCCCGCAAATGCAAGTTGTTTAGTCGAGCGTGGCGTTCCCGTCTTCCAGTTCAAGAGCGTGGACGAATTCACGCAGCCGGTGCTTGCCGATAACCCGCATTTGCCAAAAGAGTTCAAAGATAGGATGGAAGCACTCGCAGGGACGCCCTCGGAGCCAGAATCCGCAGAGATTAAAGACGATTCCGCTGTTGAATTACCAGACAGCGCTACCACGACCGTGACCAGCGGCTACGTGTCCGTTGATGACAACGGAACAGCCGTTAATCCGTGGATAACCGTGACTAGCACAAACGGCGACTTGATTTATCACGTGCCGAACAAGGACCACGAAAGCGATTTACAACCCGACCCTGTATCGACCGAGCCACCCGCAGACGTTACCGAACCCCCCAACGCTGTTACCGAAGCCGATGACGCCAATGATTACGCCGAACCCGACCCGGCTGACGACGCGCTGCTGGAAGCTCTTAGCCACTTTGTAGATGAGATTAGAGAGTTGTTGACTTAGGAGACTTAATGATGAGTGAGAAACTTGATTCAGTTTTGCAAGAAATGGCTGAATTGACCAGCGCGGTCAAGTCGGCCAACGGCGACGCTGGAACACGCGACTGGGACAAACTGGCAGGCGAGTTTGAGGGACTGCAAAAAGAGACTGCGCAGCTCAAAGACCAGCTTGACAACCGCCCCGTGTTCAAAGGCGATGCGCAATATGCCGACGGCGTTGACAAGGCGATTCGCAGCGGTGAACTGAAAGGCACCCGCTACGCGCCAGTCGTCAAGGACATCGGTTCCAACGGCTATCACAAGGACTTTACTGGGACCAAGGTGCAGGCCGCCGACATCTACATGGCGCACAAAGTTTTAGCCAAGCGCGCCTTTCTGTTCCCCGACCAATTCCACGCCCCGTCCGCTGACCTGAAACTGGCGCTCAAGGCGCTATCGTCAACCGGATCTGGCACTGGCGACGAACTGGTGCCAACGAACTTGGCGTCAGAGCTTTGGGAAGACGTGCATCTCAGCAACGTTCTAGCGAACAACCTGGTGCGCGTGCCGATGACTAGCAACCCGATGGAGCTCCCGAACGCTCTCGGCGACGTGACGTTCCGCGTCGGGTCCGAGAACGTGGCGACGACCGCCAGCGACCCAGCGACGGCCAAGAACACGCTGACCGTCACCGAGCACGTAGGCGAAGTCGACTGGTCCTACAGTCTGGACGAGGACGCTGTTGTAGCGCTGATGCCGGCAGTACGCAGCACCATCGCACGCAACGCCGCCGAGTACATCGACGGGTTCTGTCTGAACGCAGACGGCACGACCGCCGCCACTGGCAACATCAACAGCGACGACGGCGCACCGGCTGTGACCAGCTACTACATCAGCGCCG